CACGTTTTTTTTTTCAAGCAGAAGACGGCATACGAGTTCGTGTCACGTGACTGGAGTTCAGTCGTGTGCTCTTCCGATCTCGGATGCGGCGGACACGCTGCTCTTCATCGAGGCGGCGTCGAAGCTGGGCGGCGAGGCGCAGGCAAGCCTCGATCCCGCGGCGGCAGCGCGCTGGCTGGCGCGCACGCTCGGCGCGCCACCCGAAATCCTGCGGCCGGACACGGGTCTGGTCGATGCAACCTCCAACCAGGAGTGAACCGCGGCATGTCCGAGGATCTTCTCGCCCCGGCCTCCGTCGAGCCGAAGCAGGCGTCGCCGGAATTCAGCATCCCGGAGAAGTTCCGGGATCCCGTCACCGGCGGGCTGCGCGTCGAGGCGCTGCTGAAATCCTATCTCGAGCTGGAGCGCACGCTGTCGCGCCGCGTCGCCGCGCCGGCCGCCGATGCGCCGGACGAGGAGCGTGTGCGCTGGCGCAAGCTGCTGGGCGTGCCGGAGACGCCGGATGCCTATGAGATCCATCCCGCGCACGAGCTGTGCGGCGCGGATCCGGAGGTGAACCGGCGCATGCACGAGGCCGGCTTCAGCTGCAACCAGGCGCAGCTCGTCTATGACCTCGCGGCCGAGCGGCTGCTGCCGATGATCGCCGAGGCGGCGGCCGAGTTCGAGGCCGGCAAGCAGCGCGAGAAGCTGCATGCCGAGTTCGGCGGCGAGGATCGCTTCCGCCGCATCGCGCCGCAGATCGCTGCCTGGGGTCGCGCCAACCTGCCGGACGCCGTCTTCACCGCGCTGTCCTCGACCGCCGAGGGCGTGGTCGCGCTGCATCGCATGATGGGCGCGAAGGAGCCGCCGCTGTCGCGCGACGCCGCGGCCGAGGCCGCGCCGGATGAGGCCGAGCTGCGCAAGATGATGCGTGACCCGCGCTATTGGCGGACGCGCGAGCCCGACTTCGTCAAGCGCGTCACCGAGGGTTTTCGGCGGTTGGTCGGCGAGTAGCCGTGCGACTGCCGGAGAGCGCAGCCCGACCTGCGGCCTGCGAAGCAGGCCGTCACGCCGGAGCCGGCGCCGGCGATTGAGCCCAAGAAAGTTCAGACCAACGATCATGGAAAATGACCGTTGGCCTGAAGCTACCGGCGCCTCCTGCCACCGGCGATCGCCGGGACAGTCGAGGCGCTGGCTGCCGCCGCGCGATCCGACGCGCGGCGGCCACGGGGCGGGTGGCGTGGGTGCGCGGATGCGCATCCCCACCCGCCCCGACGACTTCGCCCGCTGCCAACCCGCTTCCGCGGGCCGGCGGGCCTCGCGCGGGGCATCGGCCCCGTCAGGACAAACCGTTCCGTCCCGCGCTTCCCCAACCCGACGACGAAGGAGGGCTCCATGCCCGTCAGCACCCAGATCGACGCTGTCTTCACCAAGCAGTTCCAGACCGAGGTGAAGGAGGCCTATCAGCGCCAGGGTTCCAAGCTGCGCCCGACCGTGCGCAGCAAGACCGGCGTGACCGGCACCTCCACCTTCTTCCCGAAGGTCGGCAAGGGCACGGCGGCGGCGAAGACGCGCCATGGCTCCGTGCCGGTGATGAATCTCGAGCATGCGCAGGTCGAATGCATCCTGCAGGACTATTATGCCGGCGACTGGATCGACCGGCTGGACGAGCTGAAGGCCGATATCGACGAGCGCAGCGTGATCGCGAATGCCGGCGCCTATGCGCTGGGCCGCAAGACCGATGAGCTGATCATCGCGGCCCTCGACACCGGCACCAAGGAAGCGGTCGGCACGGCGTCCGGCACCACCGACACGGACGGGCTGACCAAGGCGAAGGTGCTGATGGCCTTCGAGATGCTGGGCGCGGCCGATGTGCCGGATGACGGCCAGCGTTTCGCGGTGGTCGGCTGGAAGCAGTGGAGCCAGCTGCTGGAGATCGACGAGTTCGCCTCCTCCGAATATGTCGGCACGGACGAGCTGCCCTGGAAGGGCACGCAGGCGAAGCGCTGGCTCGGCGCGCTGTGGATGCCGCATTCCGGCCTGACGAAGAGCGGTTCGCTGCGCTACTGCTACTTCTACCACAAGACGGCGGTGGGCCATGCCGCCGCGGCCGAGGTCGAGACCGACGTCACCTGGCACGGCGACCGCGCCGCGCATTTCGTCGCGAACATGATGAGCCAGGGCTCGGTGCTGGTGGACGACACCGGCGTCGTGCGCATGCGCGCGGCGGAGTAAGGCACTCTCCTTCTCCCCGCCCCCTGTATCCCCCTCCCCCGCTGTTGCGGGGGAGGGTCGGGGTGGGGGCACTCGCTTGCGCCCGACCTCTCCATCAAACCTGCGGAATCCCCCGATGTCCCTCACCGCCCTCGCGCTTTGCTCGCGCGCGTTGCTGCGCCTGGGCGCGCAGCCGATCGCCTCCCTGACCGAGGGCACGCCGGAAGCCGAGGTCGCCGCCAATCTCTATCCCGGCATCCGCGACACGCTGCTCTCCGTCCATCCCTGGTCCTTCGCCACCGGCCAGGCCCGGCTCGCGCGCCTGGTCGCCACGCCGGTCGCCGATTTCGCCAGCGCCTTCCAGCTTCCGCCCGGCTTCCTGCGCGTGCTGTCCGCCGGCGGCGCGGGTCGCGGCCGTGGCATTCCCTATCGCATCCATGAAGGGCGGCTGCATGCCGATGCCGACCAGGTCACGCTGACCTACGTCTTCAGGCCCGACGAGAGCGCCTTCCCGGCCTTCTTCGCCGCTGCGCTGGTCGCGCGCCTCGCCGCCGAATTCTGCCTGCCGCTGACCGAGAGCGCGAGCCGCGCCGAGGTACTGTTCCGTCTCGCCGAGCAGGAGCTGCGCTCCGCCCGCCAGGTGGACAGCCAGCAGGACACGCCGCGCGCGATCGAGGGCTTCCCCCTCGTTGATGTCAGGCGCTGAGGCCCTGTGCCGCGAAATACTGGCGCATTTCGCCCTCAGGCGCCGGCGCTCCGCTTGGCTCGCCGCACTTGCGGCGGGCCGCATTCGCGGCCTCGGCCTGCTTCGCAGGCCGCAGGTCGGACCCGATTTACGAGGTAAGGTCTGATGCCCGCCGCCACCCGCCGCATCAAGTCGAGCTTCGCCGCCGGCGAGCTTGCGCCCGAGCTCTATGGCCGGGCCGATCTGCGCGCCTTCGAGAATGGCGCGCGCCGCCTGCGCAACGTCGTCATCCAGCCGACCGGCGGCGTCGCGCGTCGCCCGGGCCTACGCCATCTGGCGACCCTCGCCGGCCCCGCGCGCCTGATCGCCTTCGAGTTCAACACCGAGCAGACCTATCTGCTGGTGCTGACCGATGGCCGGCTGCGCGTTTTCATGGAGGATGCCGAGGTTGCCTCGCTCGCCGCGCCCTGGGGCGTCTGGACCTTGCAGCAGCTCGCCTTCACGCAGAACGCCGATACGCTGCTGCTCTTCCATCCGGAGATGCCGCCGAAGCGAATCACGCGCAGCAGCCATGTCGATTGGACCATCTCCGACTTCGCCTTCACGCAGGAGCCCTTCCACGTCTTCTCGCCCGGCGTCTCCCTGCAGCCGAGCGGGATGAGCGGCACCATCACGCTGACCGCGTCCTCGCCGGTCTTCCGCAGCGGCCATCTCTGGTCGCGGCTGCGGCTGAACGGCAAGCGCGTGGTCGTCACCGCGGTGTCCGACGCGCAGCATGTCACCGCGACGGTCGAGGACACGCTGACAGACACCGATCCGACCACCGCCTGGGACGAAGCCGCCTTCAGCTGGGCGCATGGCTGGCCGCTCACCGGCTGTTTCCACCAGGCGCGGCTCGTGCTCGGCGGATCGCGCGACATGCCGAACCGGCTCTGGCTGTCGCGCACGGGTGACCTCGGCGATTTCGATCTCGGCACCGGGCTGGATGACGAGGCGATCGAGTTCGCGCTGATGTCGGACCAAGTGAATGCGATCCGCGGCGTCTTCTCCGGCCGGCATCTGCAGGTCTTCACCTCCGGCGCCGAATGGATGGTCAGCGGTGATCCGCTGACACCGGCCTCGATCCAGCTCAACCGCCAGACGCGGGTGGGCAGCCCGGTGGACCGTATGGTGCCGCCGGTCGATGTCGATGGCTCCACCGTCTTCGTGGCGCGCAGCGGCAGGTCGGTGACCGAATTCGCTTACACCGATGTCGGCGACGCCTACCAGGCGAACGACCTGGCGCTGGTCGCGCGGCATGTCGTGCAGACGCCGGTCTCCATGGCCTACGACCAGACCCAGCGCCTGCTGCAATTGGTGATGGCCGATGGCAGCATCGGCACGCTGACGCTGTATCGCGCCGAACAGGTGATCGCCTGGACGCGGCAGGAGACGCAGGGCGCCTTCCGTGCCGTCGCCGAGATCGATGGCGGCGTCTTCGTCGTGGTGGAGCGCTTCGGGACCTGGCGGCTGGAACGCTTCGACGCGACACTCGGCCTGGATGCCGCACTCTCCGGCAGGGCCGCGACGCCGCAGGACAGCTGGTCGGGCCTCGATCACCTCGAAGGCCGCGAGATCGGGATCCTCGCCGATGGGGCGCCGCGCGGCGCCGCGACCGTCATCGGCGGCCGCGTGGCGCTCGATCCCGCGGCCGGCAGCGTGCAGGCGGGCCTCGCCTTTGCGCATGTGATCGAACCGCTGCCGCCGCAGCTCGCGACCGGCGCAGGCTCCGGTGCGGCGCCGCTGCGCCTGGTCTCGGCGACCTTCCGATTGCTCGCGACGCCGGCACTGTCGGTCGATCTCGGGCGCGGGGTGCAGCCGGTGCCGTTCCGCCGGCTGGACACCTCGCTCCTCGATGGCGGGCCGGTGCCCTTCACCGGGGATGTCACGCTGCGCGCATTGGGATGGCGGCGTGATGCGATGGCGCCGCTCTGGCGTGTCGAGGGCGATACGCCGCTGCCGCTCACCCTGCTTTCCGTCACCACCGATACGAGGATGAACGAGTGATGGCCCAGATCGCCCCGATCGCAACGCTGGTCGGCGCCGGCGCGTCGCTCTATGCCACGACGCGCCAGGCGCAGGTGCAGAAATCCCAGGCCCAGCTGCAGGTCGAGACCGCGCAAGCGCAGAACGAGGCGCGCGAGCAGCAGGCCGCCGCGCAGCAGGCGGCCGACCAGCGCGCGCGCGATGCGCGCCTGTCCGGCA